TCATCACTGGACTCTTCTACTTGAATCTTAGTATCTTCATCAGCATCTTTTAAGATCGTAGCAGTATTAATATCAGTCTGCGTAAGTGTAATAGCTTCTACAGCAGCACCATTTGGAGGAGCCGTAGAGAATGTTAGAGTAGTTCCAGAGATACTAAATGTACTCTTGTTTTGATATACGCCATCAATGTAAACTTGTACATTATTTTCATTAACAGGATCAGATGAAAGTGTAAGAGTAGTATCACTACCATCACCCGTCATTGTAGCTATGCTGGTGTTAGACCCGGATACTGCTGTGCGTACAGAGTATACAATTACTGTATTACCGTTAGCTGGTGCAGTTCCAAAGGTAAGCGTAGTGCCAGAGACACTATAAGCTGCTTGATTCTGGAAGACACCACCATTAAATACGATTAGGTCATTTTCATCATCAATAGACTGTGACAGTGTAAATGCAGTAGTAGAGCCATCACCTGAAAAACTATTACGAGTAAATGTATTGGTTCCACCGCCACCGCCAATCTCAGCGAACTCAGTACCGTTATGGCCTTCAAAACGTCCAAGAGTGCTATTGTATCGGAACTGTCCTGCTGCACCACTAGGACGCTGTGCTGTAGTACCTACGGGTACAAGAAGTGCATCAGTATTAGATCCTAAGTCAAGAGAGACTGTAGGTGATGCTTGATTAATACCTACACGATTATTGCTAGAGTCTACCTTCAGTGTGTTTGTATCTATAGTGACATCACCAGAGACTGTAAGACTTCCTAGTGTTCCAACACTTGTAATGTTAGTTTGTGCAGCAGTACCCAGAGTACCTGTAATAGCACCAGAGGCTCCTAAAGTAGTAAAGTTACCAGCAGCAGCAGATGAGCCACCAATGACAGTACCATCTATAGCTCCACCATTAATATCAGCAGTAGGTATAGTAGTAGTGCCTGTAAATGTAGCTCCATCTATGGGTGCTTTAGCATCAAGCTGTGTCTGAACATTAGAGGTTACACCATCTACATAATTAATTTCTGCTGTAGTAGCTGTGACACCATCCAATATATTTAATTCAGCAGTAGTACTTGTTACACCATCTAGGATATTAAGTTCAGCAGTAGTAGAAGTTACCCCATCAAGGATGTTTAGTTCTGCTGCTGTAGAAGTTACTCCATCAAGTATATTTAATTCATCAGTAGTTACTGTAGCACCATCTAAAATTTCTAGTTCTGCTTCAGTGATCGTAGCAGAGCCAATGGTAAACGAAGTACCAATAGTAGGCGTGTTAAGCGTAGGCGACGTAAGCGTCTTATTCGTTAGCGTTTGCGTACCAGTAAGTGTAGCTACAGTGCTGTCAATAGCAAAGGTTACAGCGTTACCAGAGCCACTTGTGTCGATACCAGTACCACCAGTAAACGTAAAAGTCTCTGAGTCTAAGTCAATACTTAAAGCACCACCAGAATCTGCTTGGAAGTCTAAATCTTCAGCAGTAATTTGTGCATCTACATAAGCTTTAATAGATTGTTGAGAAGCAATACCTGTAGCACTATCTGAAGACATATCATCTTCATCAAGGAACGCTTTACCATCTAAGATGTTTAGTTCCGCTGCTGTAGATGTTACGCCATCCATAATATTTAATTCTGCTGTAGTAGCCGTAACACCGTCTAAAATGTTAAGTTCAGCAGTAGTGGATGTGACACCATCAAGTATATTTAACTCAGCGGCAGTACTTGTGACACCATCTAAGATATTTAGTTCTGCTGCTGTGCTAGTTACTGTAGTACTATTAATAGACAGTGCATCAGTTTCTAATGTACCATCAATATCTACATCGCCTGAAATATCTAAAGAAGCTACTACTGCTGTACCTGTAAGGGTAGGAGCAGTAAGTGTTTTATTAGTAAGAGTTTGAGAACCTGTAAGAGTTGTTACAGTGCTATCAATAGCAAAAGTTACTGCATTGCCTGAACCAGACGTATCAATACCTGTGCCGCCTGTAAAGGTCATAGACTCGCTGTCAAGATCAATACTTAAAGAACCACCAGAGTCTGCACTAAAGTCAAAGTCTTGAGCAGTTACTTGTGCATCTACGTAAGCTTTAATAGACTGTTGTGTAGCTAATGATGTAGCACTGTCAGAACTTAAATCATCTTCATCAAGAATAGCAGTTACTGTCGATCCGCTTCCTAATACAAGGCTATCAAGATTTGCAGTACCATCAATGTAAAGATCTTTAAACTCAAGAGAAGACGTACCTAAATCTATATCATTATCTGTGACAGGTACAATTGCTCCATCTTGAACACGTACTTGCTCTACAGCAGAGCTAGAAACTTCTACATAAAAACCAAGACGATTATTTGTTCCGTCTACTTCAATCTTGTTAAGAAAATCAAGATCACCAATCTTAAAAACATTACCACCTTGTCCAGCAGTTCCATCATGTCTGTGACCTGTAGAAGAAGAACTGCTAGATGAATATGCAAAGGCATTTAATAGCTGATTGTATTCATTGTTAAACAGAGATGCTGAAATAGTATCGCCATCTGCAAATGTACTTTGTCTGGTATAGTTCTGGGCCACTTATTATCTCCTTCCTGATGGAGTGTAATCTATATAAAGACCATTTACCGTATATGGAAAATTTTGATCTACACTTGTTACTGCGAAACTTACTGTATTACCACTTCCTTGAATAGACTTTCTAACTAATGGATCTGCTGGCGCTCCAAAGGTGTTAGTGCCAAAGACACCTGATCCAAAAAGACTAGGCAGCGGTATACTGTCTAAAACATAATCTAATGGTTGTGCGATTGCTGGATCTTCATAATCAAAACGCACACGTAATGTAGGCTGTATAACTCCTTCGGGACTCACAGACAAGCGCACATAACGCATTGTCTTTTTTGTGCCTACATCACCAAAATCTAAATTAGGAGTTTGATATGCTGAGGAAATATTAGATGCCGTACCTGCATAATCAAACGAGTTACCTGTATCATGGTTATAAATATAGCCGTCGCCATCACCATGAAAAGTTTTTTCAAGTCCGTCTTTGTCAAATCCAGATGTTATAGCCGTTGCCTTAATACCTTCAGTCTCTGAATACTGAAAGCCTTCATTTGTAAGTGTTGCTATTACACCCTTAGCTGTTGTATTAGCCGTACCGTCTGTATTGTAAAATAACCTGTACTGTGACTTACTTCTTAATACTGCACTGGTTACAGTTAAATTATTTATATTAGCCGCGATAGCTTTAATAGTTGGCTGTATTGGTCTACTAACAGATCCCAACTCAACGTCACCAATACGTACTGTACCAGCAACTGTTCTAAGACCATCAGGACTCAAGAAAAGGAGGTCACCCGCTATTTCTTGAATGCTGTTGGCATCTAGACAACCTACGTTCTTTGTAATAGGTTGTACTGAAATATTGCTTGAATCATTTATGTTTAACAGTTTAAATAAACTATTTTTACAAAAGATAATTAAGTCATTACGGAAACTAGCTAGTCCTACTACCTGATCTTCTAAGACTATAGAGCCTGATCCTGTAGCGGTAAAGCTTTCAGGATTGTTAGTAGCACTGTAATAAATAGTATTCTCAGCACCTTCTGCTCCACCTACTACAAAGTGTTTGTCATGTATAGTGCCTACAGCAGGAGCTTTGGTACTATCTACTGTTATTTCATCAGCAAAAAATGTTCTACTTGTTAATGCACCTGTGCCTTCCATTCTAAAGAAGTAAGGCTTATTAGCGCCATCACATATTAAAAGTGTACCATAGTCAGAAGTTCCTTCAAACAAAGAAAAACTTACTTGTCCTTGAGAAGTTCTTGTTAAATCTGTACGTCCTGTAAAAGTGCTGTAGTTATCTCCAGAGTTACTGACACTTTGTTTTGCTATAGAAATCCATGAAGTTCCAGCTTGACTAAAGAATATTCCTGTGCCTGAACATACAACGACTCCATCAGCATATACAAAGATTCCTAATACTTTAGCATCACTGTTAGGTCTTGCTGCTGATCCGCCACCAAAAGCAGAAAAGCCATTTATGCGTCGATAGCCACCATCAGTGTCTACTTCAAAGTTTGTTAGCTTTGAAGCAACCCCCGGTTGAGCAAGCATCTCAAGCTGATTAAGACTTGTGTAAAGTCCTCCTCTAGCTGATAAACCAAACGGCTGAGACATTAAACGAACCTCATGCGGTCATCTTTAAACTCACCCGGAGTAGGTTCCATTAAATTAAGCTTCATCAAACGTAATCCACGTTTATAATCTTCAAGCGCAAATGCAGAAAATTGAGGGCTTTCTTTAAATTGATAAATATAGTATCTAGCTCTGTTGAGTAGTACAGGCTTATAAATATTTGGAAATACTATTTCATCTCCAAAAGATGAAAGCTCTGTAGGCAATACATAAGCATAAAACCAAACACGGTATACTTTATCAGGTATTGCGCTTAAACCAAACTTACGATTATCAGGACTTTTAATAACACGATCAGGTACGCCATACTGTTGCGTATCTGCATCATCTAAGTTTTCTGAAATACGTCGATAGTCTTTCCAAGCTTCTGTTGTAGTAAATCGCAAGTTACGAGCTACATAAGGAGCCGCTTCACCTGATACACCTACAGTAGTAAGATAAAAATTATCCCAATCAATATAACCATAGTCAGTAGTCAAAGAAGAACTAGCAGGCTTTAATGTGTACCATCGCTGTCCTGCTACAGTTTCTACATATACATTACCATACATAGGATCTGTCTCACCGCTCAAGTTAGCAGCAAGAAAAGGCCATTGAGGTTCTTCATTTACAATATCTAGATACGCACGATTAATAGCATCTTTAACATGTTGTTGAATACCCACAGCAGAAGCAAAGCTAGAACTTGTAAGCTCTACTTCATTCATCTCCCGTAGGAGTTCATTTGCTAAATCTAGATATGTTGCTGCCATTATTTATGTACCTTTTGCACCTCAAAGTTAGCAGACTTACTAGAACCGGGATGTTTTTTATATCCAGTTTTAGGGTCTTTCATAAGCTTGTAAGCTTTGCCCTTTTTCATCCAGTGATAGCCTTTTGGGGCTGCTACCTTCATGGCTTAGACTTTAGACTTGCGTTATAGCCAGCCATATTATTACATGCAGCTTCTAAAGCAAAAACATCTGAAGAAGCTTTGCCACCATGACCGTATTGCATACGTCCACCGTGTCCCATTCCTCCACGCTTTTTCTCTTCCATCATGTTATAGCCGCCACCCATCATTTTCTTTTTTCCATGATTCATTAATCTTGCTCCATTGAAAAAGTTTTACTTTTATCTCTAGCCGCCTCAAACTCTGTAGAATACTCTGACGTATCTACATCTTTTTTAAAAATTCGTTCATAGTTGTCTTTGTATTGAGAAAGATTCATTCCTTTACGAAAACGACTTTCTTTACTTACAATAGCTTTACGAAACATCATAGGCTTTGAATCTGAACCAATTTGAGGCATTATAATCTCCAATAAAAAAGAAAGGGGCCACCGAAGCAGCCCCATTCTAAAAGGTCTAGTCGATACCGTAGAAAGCTGAAACCAGAGCTTCTGGTCGCAGTACCTTCGCGCCATAGACATGAAGACCACGTACAATATCACCAAAGCTTGAAGGATCACGGATCACTTCAGTGCTGGTAATAGTCTGAGCCGTAGCCGTAGAAGACATGTGACCAGCCAAGCACTTACCAGCAGCGTTAGTCGTTGCAGCAATGTTATTTGACTTGTACATATCAAATCCACGCAGCTTACCAGAGCTTACCAAACCATTACGGATTGATCCTTGGCCTGCGTTGAAGTCTACTGACAAGAGCTTAGAAGAGCTTTGTGCAAGCACTTCATAAAACTCAGGATTAGCTACGAACCATCGTCCTTCTTCTGGAATGTTTTGCTCGTCTAGCAAACGTGCCATACGTGCCATCACATCAATAGGATCATGCTCACTAGAACCAAAACCAATGTCCAAGTTACCAGTACCATCAAAGGTGCCAGCAGCAAGGTCAGTAGCATTGTCCGTACCCATGCTGTGGTTTGGAGATGAGTCTGGAACACCAGCAAACATAGTAGCCATTACGCCTGCGTCAAAAGCATCACGCAGAGAGTAAGCCGCTGAAGACGTTGCTACTTCACGGAAGTTTACGTGAGACATATTCGTTTCAATGTCATCTACAATAAACTTAAATGCGTTAGCAATATCTACAATCAAGGTAATCTCTTGATCGGTCAGCTTTGTAGTTGTAATATCCTGCCCACGCTCATACTGATCTACCGTGATTACAGGCTCTTTGATGATTCGTACTGTATCACCAAATGATGCAATCTCGCCAGCATAGTCCGTGTTAGTGATTGCTTCAACTACTGAAGCTTTACGGAAAAAGTTAAGTACCTGCTTAGAGTAAACTTTAGGCAGGAAAAACGAGTTAGTTTGTCCAGAGACAGAATTACCAAAGTTGGCATTAGTATCTGTGGACGGTTCAAAAAATTGATCGGATGTATTTGAAGCCATGTTAATATTCTCCTAAGAACACAAATTTAATTATGCTACTACACGACCTTCGATCATTGCTTGTTTAATATCATCTTCAAATCTATCAAACTGATCTAGGGACATAGCAGCGATTTCCCGTTCAGTCCATATCTTAGGTTGGCTATTAGCATCTATGTTAGTTGTTTTGGTTGATACCATATCTGCCGCCGAACCTTTAGATTTTGGTTTGGACTGTTGTTTTGTTTGAGACTTGCCAGTTTCTAGTTTATAAAGATCAATAGCTTTTGATGCTAATGCGACATTATCAGGATTGTTATAAACCCATTGCTGAATTTGTTCAGGTTGCTGCTGTGCCCAATCATGAAACTCCTCATCTCCTCTGATGTCCTCAAAGTCTGGATGACGTTGTTGCAGTGTGGCTTCAGCTTCTTTACGCAATATTTCAGACTCACGTTGCCGCATAGACTGTAACTGTGCTTCAAGATCTGCTACCTGCCGTTGACTCTGCATATGTGCTACAGATTCAACAGTATTATAAAGATCAGGGTACTCTTGTTTAAAGTTCTCTAACTCTTCTTCAGACTTAGGTGGCTCATAACTAGGTTGTACCGACTGAGCCATCGCAGTAAGTTCTTCCTCTCGCTGCTTAAACTCAGAAAGTTTTTGATCATAATGACGCTTTAGATCATCGTATCTCTTTTTATAATTAGTCCTTTTACGAGGTTGGGACTCTTCTTCTACAGGGGCCTCTTCATCGGGGGTAGCCTGTGGTTCAAAGAATAATCCGTCTGCACTTCCCCTTGAAGGGCCATCTGGCTTATGCCAAGACTTTCTAGCGTTATAGGGGTTAGGTGAGTCCTCTTGTAGTTCTACTTCTGACATTCTCAATCTCCTTCACGGGGCTTGTGTCTTGCAAGGTAGCCATTATTAACTCCGTCGAGTTCATGGGGCTTGTCTTACCAAGGTAGCCGTAAAAATTATCGAAGGCTTGGCATCCTATTGGAACCCATCATGAGCTTTTTAATTTCCTCATCTGTTTTATTTAATGGAGAAGTCGTTTCTTCTTCATCTTGTTCCATCATTCCACCTTCAGCCATCGCTTGTAAACCGCCATCATAGGCACGTTCAGCATCATCCATCATAGTTTGAAGCTGATCTGCACCAATCTG